GAACAGGCTCGCCTGATCCTCGGATAGATTGCCGAATACCTTGACGGATAGAGTTGACTATTGCAGTTCTCAAGCGGCTACCTCAAAAGTCCAAAAAGTTAATCAAGAGGAACGCCCTGGCGATACTCAGCTGCTCTATCAGCAGTCAACACGCCTTCTGTTTCTAACAGGTCAATAGCTGATTGATACCCTGCGTCACTTGCAGAAACTGTAACGCCCCTGTTTACAGTTAGAAGCTCTACTTGCGCTCTTACATCAGCATTTGCTGATTTTAATGCAAGCAAGGCTTCGTCTGTTGTAAAAGAGTCGTACAGCTCTTTCGGGCTGAACTCTGTTTGGTGCGTTGGATCAGGACCAAGATACTCGTAATTTGTATACGTGGCCGCCATGTGCTCCGCAGTAGCATGGATTCGATCCATGTACAGTCCCGGCTGATCGACTTTGTAGTAAGGCATTTATCAATCTCCAATTAAGTGAGGTAGTACGACCATGCGACATGGCCGTCCACTGAGCCGCTGCCGTGACCTTCAATTAACAGGCTCTCGTAAAACGGTATTCTGGAGAGTGACATACCATGTATAGTGTTGCCGTAATAAAGCAACCCGGCGATCCAATAATACTTATTTGTCGTGGGAGTACCACTAAAACTGTACACTTCTACTCCGTCGATGGTGATTCTCGCACCAGAAACATTGGGCGAGGATTGGCTGTTTGAGGAGTGACCCGCCATTTCAAGCACCCCTGAACCCGTTACGCTCAGCATCGTAACGAAAGACGCCGATGTTGTAGAGCCGACGGTAAGGCCGTAAATACCTGCGCCCGCGGCGAAACCAACTGCTGCGGTTGCTGTTTTGACAATAAGCGATGTCGGTGCTCGGTCAATCGGAGAAACAACTGGTTCTGTTATCAAAGGCATTATTCGTCAAACCCCATTGCTACCATGTTTACATTGGTCGTGTCTGATTCGCCCACGATGTGCTGGTTGCCCTCTAGCACGATCTGCTTGAAGGTGGCAGTCTCATTGTCTGCGAGAGACAGAGACTCAATTAGCTTGCCTTCTGGCTGAAAGGTATTAGAGACCGTACTAACTCCCAACTGAACAATCGCAGTTGATCCAGATGTGTTCAGAATCTCCACGTTAAATGTTCCACCGTCTGCGCCTGCCTGAATAACGTCAGCAGCTGTTGCGGCAGTTAGATTGACTCGCCCGTTCTTTGCGGCCATTACATGCCTCCTAAAAAGAATTGTTTAGCGGTTGAAGTACCACTGCCACCGCTAGAAAAGAACCAAGTATCTGTATCGATTTTATAGACCGTAGCAAAATCGTACTGTCTGACGACCAGATCAGTGTCAGTGCCGACACCCGACGCCGATAAAGTTGCGGCACCATCGGCAGTTACTGTGATGTCCCCCGCACCTTCGTTGTAGATCGGGATCACAGACCCTGTTGGAAAAGCCGTAGTAGCATTTAGCGGAATCGTCCACGTATACGGGTTGGCATCGGTAGAAGTAAACAGTTTTGAGTCTTGGTCACCTAAAGCAAAAGTGCGGTTCTGGTTAACAACAACCTTTTCCAGCTCATAGGTGGCAAGCGTGCCAGTTGAGTAAAAGTTCGTAAGGTTTGTCATTAGAGCCTCGTTGTCCAGCCGTCTTCAGTCAGATAAAGCAAAGAGAAGTATTTAGGTGAAGCAACGTCCCAAATCAAGTCCGTTGTTTCATTTTCTATCTCTGAACCATTCCGCAAAAACGTCACATTATTAGCTGAAGGGTCAGAACCGTTTACAAACCGGAAGAAAACTTCATCGCCTTCTGTGGGTGATGCAGGCAGTGTGACGTTAAACCCGGCACTTGTGCAGTCCAGTTTGTACAGCTCGCCTGCGACTGCTGTAAAAGCGCTTGTTTGTACGGACGCCTGTACTGTGAAGCCAGAGCCGGTCGTTCCACTTGTACCCGCAACGGCAGCAGCGCCGACAGGCAACCAGCCGTTAGTAGTCCCGGTATATATCCATGGCGTAGACCAGTTGTTGATGTCGATAAGACCATCTTCAGCAGCTCGCAAAACATTGGAGCCGTTACGAGCTAACGTGACTGCGTTAGTACCGAAAGTACCAGTCAGGTCTATAATCCCAAAGGTGTCCCCAACAGTCGGTGACAACGGCAGTGTTACAGTGAACGCGCCCCCGCTTGTGTCTACGAGATACTGGGTGCCGCTAGTTACTGTAAACCCAGCAGTTTTAGCAACCGAGTCAATTTCTAGTACGTTTAGCGAGTCCAATAAAGCTGCTTGGTGTTGAGTAACGCTAGACTCGGATATGTTGCCCGCGTTTATGTCTGTAGCACCTTGGTCTGTCGTCCAGTCGATGTGCTCGTTGGCTACAAAGCCTTGGAAGCTATCGTGGTCTAGCGAAGCCTGCATGTACCCGCCAAGTACGGAAACGTCTGTCCGCTTAAGCGCACCACTGTCGTTAATTAGCAATTCGTCGGCGTCGACTATGCCTGTAGTTAGCGCGGTTCTGTTCGTAATAGCAGAAACAGTAAGCGTAGTAGCTCCGTCACTACTGGACGTAACTTCTCCCGTATGGTCTGGGTGACTGTAGTTGTTTGCGTTAGCTGATATACCATTAAGTTTTGAGTGGTCAGCATCGGTGAACACATTACTGTCTGTAGCTGCTTCTACCGCAGCACGTATCTCCGCGTCGGTTTGATCCGCTGTAGCTCCGGCCTCTATACCATTAAGTTTTGAATGGTCTGCGTCAGTAAACACGTTACTGTCTGTAGCTGCTTCTACCGCAGCGCGTATCTCTGCGTCGGTTTGATCCGCTGTAGCGCCGTCTTCTACGTTAAGTAGCGTTCTAACACTAGCGGGTGTCAATTCTTCTGAATCACCGGAACCCGCCGTTGCCCTACCTAAGATAGTGCTGGTGGCAACGTTTGATACTACGTCAACAGCATGGGCTAAGTCGCTAATTTGAGACTCAGTAATCGACAGCGCTGCTTGGTGCTGGGTTACTGAAGCCTCAGATATGTTAGCAGCATTTATGTCTGTAGCGCCCTGATCTGTTGTCCAGTCAATGTGCTCGTTGGCTACAAACCCCAGTAAGTTGTCGTGGTTTACCTCAGTCTCAATCTCTGACTTTAAATTAGACCATGTAATTTTACGGTGGCCGTTAGCGCCTGCATCCCATATAGGAAACGCGTCCGTATTTGTTAAGTTAGTGACTCCAGTAAGGCCATTGACATCCATATCAATGGTAACGTTGCCAGTTATGTCTCCTGAACCACTGAGACCTACACCACCAGAAATAGTGATAGCGCTGTGGTCAACGTGCTCGTTGGCTACAAAACCTGTCAGGTTATCGTGGTTTACGGCGGTCTCTATCTGCCCGGCAGTGACTGCGCCTGTCTGACCCACAACTGACTGAACAAGGTCCGTGTAGTCAGCTTTAAACCAGTTGTTCGCGTATGTAGTTGTAGATGCGTTATCTGTTATCGCGATGATGCGATCGTTCGCTGTAAACGAAACAGAGTCTACTGTACCGCTAACCGACACAATCCAAGACTCTCCTGCCTGTGCAGTGCCGCCGCCGGGGAACGAACCGGACGACGCGTCCCATGTACCCATGAGGATAACGGAGGCATCTAGCTCATTGACGCGAGTCTCGATCGCGTCTAGGTCAACCGCTTGGGTGACGGTTAAGTGGCCTACCTTGGTCTGCTCTGCATCTGTATAAGCGTTGGTGTCAGCCTCTGCTTCATACAATGATTTGATTTCTGCGCCAGTCTGGTCAGCCGTCGCGCCACTTTCAACGCCATCTAGTTTGGTCTTGTCTGCCGCAGACATGAGACCTGCAAGGCTAGTAGTAGCTGGCACCAGTGTGATATCTGTACCCTGATCTATGTTGATCGGCTGATCAGTAGCTGTCGTAGTACCTAACGACAAGTTGGCGTCTTTTATGTAGCCTGCTGTGCTTACTGCCGTGTCTAGGCTAGTTGTAACCGCCTGATTTGAGGCGTTGCCTAAAAAGATATTTCCGTCGTTCAGGTTTGGTGTAGTTGCAGAACGCCCTGCACCGCCCACTTTGATTGACCCTACAGTAGCGTTAGAACGTTTAACTTTGCCGACGTTTTGTATCTGTGCGGACTCTCCGGTAGGTGGTGTGCTGGTGAGCACGCCCGGCGTAGTACTAACAAAAAGATTATTGCCTACGGAAAACGATGACGTATCTAGGCTGGACAACGTACCGAAAGTGACGATTTCAACGGCTGAAGATGCAGAGACTGATGCAGCGGCCAAACCAAACGCAGGCATTTTACTGGCGTTGTCAGCGTCGGCTAGAGCGACAGTCACTGTGTTGCCGGACACGCCGGTTATGTATACAGCTTGACCTTTTGTAATAGCTTCGTCGGCTTGGGCGCTAAACCGCACCGCGCCGTTTAAGTCACCGAAAAACTCAGGTGCAGTAACGTTGTCAGTAAATGTTTTTTCGCCACCTACGGTCTGGTTTCCGGCGGTAGTTACTGCATCAGTAATACCGTAGCCAGATACCGTAGTTGGCTTGCCGGTTATGTCAGTGGCAAAGTCCCACGTCAGTGCGTCTACTTCAGCTTCCGTGTACGCGTCAGTAATTCCGTACCCTGCCAGAGTCGTAGGCTCGTTAGCAACGTCTGACCACTGCAAAGTGCCGCTAAGCGTACTGCCGCTAACTGGTCCGTTAGACGTAACCTCGCTGACAGGCGTCGTCGCGCCTATAGACACACCATCGACTGAACCGCCAGTTATCGCGACGTTATCGGGTGGCGATAACGATCCACCGGTAATACGTGCTTGGAAAGGAGTTGACGCGTTCCACGCCTGCGCAGTCGTGCCTTCTTGGGCTCGTGTAATAGTAAGTGTGTTAGTTACTTTCGCAGTAACCCGCACAATCTCCCAACTATTTTCTTGCCCGTTGTTGTCTACACCGACAAACGTAGCTAAGTAATAGTCTGAGCCGGGGTCAGGGAAAGACGAAGCGTCTGCTAGTACTACCGACGTCTGCGAATTAGTAATACTGCTGGCTGTCGCCCCTTCCGCGTTGTTAACAAAAATCTGTCCCATGCCCTAGTACTCTTTAATCTTAAAGATTATTTCGTCCTGTAGTTCCCTGCCATCAGCAGTGTCTACATCTATGGTTACTTTGTATCTAACGCCAGCTTCGCCGCCAGATACCCAGAATCGTACGCGTGGGTCAAACACGCCGACAGTATCGACAACAAGCCCCACTGGGTCTACCGCACTAACAACAGCTGCCTGAATGTTATCACCGTCAGTCAAAAACTCGCCGTAGTTTATCGTGTATGAAAGTCGTTCAGCAGGTTGCTGCGTAACGGTGCCTAACTTCATGCAACTCTCCTAAATTCAAAGTCTTGCGCCGGGCGTGTAAACTCCGACGTGTACGGCGGTCTAAAAAACGTGCGGTAGAGTGGATCGTACGACTCAGCGTTGACTGCTTCGATCGCGACAATACTTAAAGCGCCGCCTAAACTCGTGCTGACAAACCGCTCAACAACTACGTCACCCAGCCCGCCTATTGTACATTCACCGGTCGACTGCGCCAAAGCGGTGCTAAATGTAACCTTTCCAGCTACGGCAGCTGGGACGCTAGAAGTCGCTACAACCGGCTCAGCTTGGGGTAGTTTTACAATAACTGCTTGTGTCGATACCTCAGCTGAAACAGGCTCAACTTCAGAAACCGGTATAAGCTGCCGTACTCCGGTAGCCGTTACGTTTGCTGAACACGCTGCTGTAAACGCTGAGGCTTGAGTAGTTACGTTTACAACACCAACAGATAATGACCCGCTAACCGCCGCCGTTGCTTCTGGACGCACTACTCGTAGTGCTTCCCCTAAATTAACTGCCGCTGCCCCTCCTATGGGGCTTGCGCCAAATTGCTTAACAGAGGTAACCGCGCTAACAACTGCGGCAGCGGCGTCTAGCGCAATAGCCCCGCTACGGAACATTTTTGCTTCTGACAAGTTTATGCTAACACGGGCAGTCGCCAAAGTGTCTGCTGTTACGGCTCTTATACCTTCCGCAGACGCTGTTAGCGCTGTAGTTGCCGTAGCAGCACCCGCGTTTATTTCTTTAGACCCCAAGGCTGTAACGCTCAGCGCGCCCGCTGGAGCCGCTACCCCCGGACGAATGCGGCCCGGATCAGCAGTTAAGTTCGCAGTACCCGTACAGGATATGATCGCGGTAACTGTCTTGCCGTTAAGCGTTAGCCCGCTATCAAGAGCAAAGTTAGCGCTACCTCGTATATCGGCAAACGCGTCATATACGTCGTTTACGCCCGCCTCAACACGTACCGTAGTAAACGCTAGTATCGTAGCTTCGGGTCTGGGCGTGCGCGTTACGCTAACGTCTGGAATAGACGCTGTTCCGGCGGGGGATGCCAATGCGTGCTGCGTACGCGTGGCATCGGCCGTGACTGTTAAATATGCGGCTGGCGATGATTCGCCAAGTTCTTCTGCAGGAATGGCGACAATGTTTGCAGATACGTCTACGTCTGCGGAAGCAAAAACATCCCGCAATATAAACGCGACAAGTTCGGCGCTGACTTGTATGTCAGCTGAAAGCGCACCGGTTTTTGTGGCCGCTGGGAACAGATTGCCCGCAGGCGAAACCGTCGCCGCTGCAGCGTGAACAATAATCGGAGTAGCTGTAGTAGATAGGCTACCACTAGGTGCGGCCGAGCCGGGCCTTATAAACCCGATAAGACCTACAGATACCGAGCAAGACGCATTTATCGACGCCTCTGCCGATATAAATGTTGGGGCAGAAGCGCCGTTCGCTACAGCGCCGTTCGCTAGAGTAGAGTTCATGCTACTTCTGCCCCACCGACTACATTAGTCGAACGTTACAGTAATCGCTCCAATACCGAACGAAAGTACGTCACCTTGTAGCAGCGTCTTACTTGAAGCAAGGGGCGCATGGAACAACAAGTTGCCAGCAGTCAACGCATCGTACACGCCGATATGTGTAACAGTGATCGAGGCCGCGCCGTTGTTCGCAGGGAATGTAATTACCTGCGCGTTCTGGGTTGTACCGTCAGTGCTACCGGGGGCGTCCCAGCCGGTCTCCTTAGCTCCGCCGCCCGCTGCGTCTTGCCGGGCGTAGTCAGTCCAAGTACCTGCTGGATTAACTTCGGTGCCAGTATCCGCATCGGTGGGGTCTGACTCAAACAGGCCAATATAGATGGTGGATGGTGCAGAGTATGCTGGAGTACGGAAGATGTGGTTTACCAACTGTACTTCAAGATAATCTGAAAACTTACTCATGGTTATCTCCTAGAAGATTGCTATGGCGCGGCCGGAACCGGCGCATTAGGGTTTGTAGGCGACTGAGGCCCAGCTTGAATTGTCGCTGAAATCTCAATGCCTAGTGCGTTTGCAAAAGTCGCATAATGCGCCTGTGCACGGTTGGCGTTACCGGCATATTCGCTATCCTTAGTATAGGCTCTGTACAAGATGTAGTCTTGTATCACGTTGCCGTATATATCAGGTACGTTAATGTTTCCGGTCACATCCTCCCACGTAGCCCCGTTGCCCGGTTCCGCGATGTCGCTAGGGTATATTGAGTACACAATATCTAGCTTCGCAGAAGTCGTAGCTGGCGGGTATACATAGAAAACGTCTCTGTCCCGTGGGTCGTACATATAGTGCAGAATTTCATCCTGCCCGGTAATGTCGTGCCAATCGGGGGTTTGTGCGTCGAGAATTTCTCGATTGACAAGTCGAACGGCTTTTTTACTGCCAGTCGAGTTGTTACGCACGATTTCAATTAGCTTTGAGCCATCTGAAGGGATGGTCTGTTTGCTGCCGGTTACCAACGTAACCGTACTGTTCTGAACTAGCGCATCGGGACGGTACAGTGCAACTTCACGCTGACCGTCGTTAAGATACCGCACAAGTTCGTCTACAGGCCACCTTACAGATGAGCTATCTTGTAGAATATCTACACACCGTCTAACGATGCTTTGTGCTGATATAGCCATTTATCACCTCACAAAAGGGGTCGGTCTGGCGGAAAGAGAACTTATTGTCCTACCAATATTACCCTCAATCCGTGCGTTTTGGCAGGCCGCATACGCTTTATAAGCGTAGTTTCTTGCCATCACGGGGTCAGAGTAAGGCTGATCGCTAGAGTTCATAATTCGGCTCAGCGCCCCAAATACAAGCGCCTCATGCCAGTACGTGTATAAATCGTCCTCTAAGCGAGACGCGTTGCGCGTAGGGCGCAGTGCTACAGACATTTCTATCGTGTAGACGTCGTCCGGCGTAGGATACAAGTTTAACTGCAGCTCAGACTCGTTTTGTGTAACAAAGTAGTGCGTTGGCAGTGAATCACTTGTTTCTACAAGCGGTTGATTCCAAGCAGGTGCCGACTTAAGTTCTCGACCGTTAACTTTTAAGTACACCACGCGAGAAAAGTCTTGCGACGCTGGCAAGTCGAAATCGTAACGCGCCACGCTAGCGGTAGTGTACGCAATATCTGGTACGTACCGTATAGCTAATGACTTGTCACAAAAACTAATCGCAGCGTCGACAAGGGACTGCTCTGCCAAAGTATTGGGGCACCCAATAACATGCGGCAGTATTCGCGGCAAGAAGTCAGACAATGATTTCATCTAATTCTCGCGCAAAGTTATTCGTCAAGCCCTAAAGCATCGGACAACTCATCGAGAGCGTCCACTTCAGGCTCAGGCTCCGACACGCTAATGCCCACAACTTGCTTAGCATTAAACTCAGCCATAAGTTGCTTGCCTAGAGCGTTCAGCTCGTAGCTGTCGCCTACAAGTGTGCCAATGTACACCTGCTTCCCGTTGTGCCTAACGCGCAGTTTGTGGGCGCTAGCGTACCCGCCAAGATGCTCACACAGTTCCAGTGGGGTCATCAAAACCTCCTAACCCAGTTAAAAAACAGCGGGGGCTCGGGCCCCCGCTAATGGGGGTGGCTTATGCTACAAGAGCCGTTACCAGTGCGTCAGGCTTAACAACCTTACGACCGTAAACTACAAGCCCACGAACGATGTCACCAAAGTCATTCTGGTTACGCAGCGGCTCAGTCTTGCTAATTGTCATAGCAAAAGAACAAGCGTGCTTAGTACCAGCGATCATGGTTCGTCGCTGTGCAGAGGTGTTGACCGCGCCAGTAGCCGGATCAGTAAGACCAGATACCAGCTCTTTGTTGGCGTCACCGCGAGGCAGCAGGTTAGATACGTAGACCGTGAAACGGTCCAGCATACCGATCTTACCAGTACGGATCGTACTAGAAGAATCACCCATAAAGTTAGCCTGCGCGATGTCAGAACGCATGAGAATCTGACGATCGAACGGAGTCATGATCAACCAACGGCCGTCTTCTGGTACGTTCTGCTCATCCAGCGTTGCAGACATGCGAAGAATACATTCCAGCAGGTTGTTTGCCGTAGAGGTGTCGATCGGAGCAGCGTCAGTACCGAGGTTGTAAGCTGCTGAGAGGGCACCAGCGGTGGCACCAGAGTTAGCAGCATCTGCGCCTTCAGTAACAAACGAGTTGAAGAACACTTCATCTTCGACAGCGATTTTCATCTGCTTCGCGGCGTCGTCAGTGAACATGTTCATCAGGTCCATGTCGGCCTGCTGGGCCAGCACGTCGTTCGTTTGGACGCTGAAGTACTTACCTTGGTTGATCTGCATATCTTGGAAGATAGGCGTAGGAACTTCAGTAGACAGGGTGTCACCAGCTCCGGCGTAGTCGTTGATGGTGATGGAAGGCGCAGTACGGATGCGAATCGTATCGCCTTGGTTACGCAGTTCACCTTCGTAGTCCGTGTTGCAAATTTCGGACAGCATAGTGTTCTGGTAAAACTTTGCCAGCAGTTTGCCGGACCAAAGAGTCGGGATAAAAGACCCGGTGTATTCCGGTGACGTAGTAAACGCACCGTTTGTGGGAAAAACAGCCATTTGTGGTAGCTCCTAAAACAAAGTTGTCGTTACGGCACGACGCGCCCTTCTTGGTACGCCGCGTCAATTTCAGCTTCAAGTTTACGGGCTTCGTCCAGCCTACCAGCTGCGTTCAGGCTCATAACTTTAGTAAACATTGCACGAATGTCTGCATCAGTTAACGTGCCCGGCTGGTTTTGCGGTGGCAAAGACGCTCCCGAAGTAGAAGGTTGAATCTGATTTTCAAGCTCTTGTGTGCGACCTGAATCTTCCGTATCAACTGGCTGCAAAGACTCCTTAAACAGCGTGACAAAATGCGCAACGCCTTCGGCGTCACCTTCCGCGTAGGCAGCTTGTGCCGCAGTCATCCTCGGTCCTCTAAGCATCGGGTCTTCCTCGTTCAACCAGTTGATCCAGCGTGGATCAACGTTGACCTCTGCAAAATCAGGGACCAGTTGAGTAAGGCGTTGCTCAAAAGACGCTGTGACTACCCGCGCACCGGTGTCGTCCAGTTGTTGCTTCAACTGAGCGTTCTCGGCTTCAAGGGCTTCAAACCTAGCAATAAGGTCGGCGGTCTCCTCGCGTGCAACTTTGCGTTGTACTTCGATCAGTTCGTCACCAAATTCTTGGCGATCGTCATCAGTAACCAGATTTACACGCGCTTCGTGCGCTGCTTGCTTTTCCGCAGCGTCAGCTGCTTTTTGACTCTCAAGTACTTGATTTTTAAGAGCTTCTAGCTCTCCGCTCAAGTCTTTAACTTGTGAGTGCAAGCGAGGCACTTCAGCATCGTACATACCCTGAAGCGTCTTATACTTCTGCTTCCAAAGGTCTTCTCCATCTGGCTTAGTCGGCTCTACCTCTGCAGTACTATCATCATCAACAACTTCACTCTCACCAGCGGGTACTTCTTGCTCTGCTTCCGGCTCGACTACCGTAGAAACCGTAGTTTCTGGAGTAGCCGCAGTATCGTCACCGTAAAGCTGCTGCTCAAGGTCGCTGACTTCGTTTATTTGCTGTTGTACTTGTTTCGGTAATGCCATTTACTTTCTCCTAAAGCTCCAACTCTGCTTAGCGCTCCGTGTGGTCTGCGCTACGCGTAATGGTTTGCTGAGATACGACGAGCTAGCTCGTCATTTTTTGCTTAACTTCCGAAGCAATATCAACTGCTTCTAAAAAGTCACGTAGGACCAACGCCTGCCCCTGTAGCTTTAGCGTGCGAGACGGGTCGTCTGACAACACTAGGTTGTCCTTAACCTCGTCTAAAGCAAACGCAAATAAATCAACGAGCGCAGGCATCCCGAGCTTACAGTCGACTAGCGCCTGTATGTGCTGCGGGTTTGGCTTATGTCCTATAAATAAGCTCATAGTGCGAAATCTATAGCAACTTGAGCGCTATAGCAACAAGTTCTTCGTCAGTTGGATTACGTACTGTAGCTGGGTACAGCGTTTGATACATACTGACGTTTACGCCGACTTCTTCGGTAGTTACCGCCCCACTCGTTACATCTCCCGTAGCTTGGTTGACACTTGCGCTAACAACGTCCAAACCCAGTGTAACGCCAGACGCTACGTCAGCTACGTTGTACTCTGCGTAGCTTAAAAACTGCGGAGTAGCGACCGTCGCTGACTTTTGCTCTACCTGTGGCGCGGGCCTTGGAAGCGGGGCTGGCGCAGGGGGTAAGGGCGTACTTGTAGGTACAGGGGTGCGGTATAGCGCGGGGGGTACAACGGCTAAGGGCTGCTCAACTTGCCACAGCCCTTTGTTTTCTATAAATACTTCTGGGGTTTCAGCGCGCTTTCTGAACGGCAGGACGACGCCATCGGGCTTTTGCTCAACAACTTCGGGGCGCTGCTGGCTAAGCGGTGCTACAAACGAGTCGGCGCGAAAAGTCCGAGCCGCGAATGTACTAAGAGGCATCCCTCGTCACCGCTGTTCTGTTGCCGTTTTCATCTACCGTAACCACAACGCGGTCTTTGGCGTCATCCAAGTCACGGAACGTCTCTGTACCTGTACCAGCGCCTGAAACTTTGCCTGTAAGCATAGACGCCATTAAGCGAACAATTTCTTCGGCAGTTAATGAAGACTCAAGTACTCGCTGCCAAACAGCCGCTGCGTTGTCCGCGCTGGTAGGCACAGAGGCAAGATCACCCGTAACCACATTGGTCTTAGTTTCGACGGTGTTAACCAAAGAAGATACTTGTGCGGGGAACACCGGTGAGCCGTCTTCTACAAAGTAGTACGGAGTTGAGTAGTCGTCAGAAAATAAAATCCCCGTTATCGCCACAACCCGAGGGTCGTATAGCAGCTTCCAGTTATTGATTAGAAAGTAGCTGTCTCCAGTGAAACCACCGGGGATAGGATCAAGACCCGTAAACCGCATGGCTAGGTAATAGCGCTCGTTTTGCTCTCGCTCAACCCAGCGTACCCAAGCAGAGTACACTTCAGTACGTATGTCTAACTCAGTAACGCCTGCGTTTACCTGAATCGTGCGCGCAGTGCCGTTGAAGCTGACCTTCTCAGCAGCGGCCCATTCTTCACCGTGCGACGCCCAGCTAGGTACTGACATTTACTGAACAATCTCTTTCCAGTTGACGATAAGGGTAAGTTTTTTAGTGCCGGTTTGCTCTGACCTAGCCTTAGCGAAAAAGGTCCAAATAACTCTCGACCCTTGGAATCCTTTAATGGACCCGCCGGTAGCCGCGCCTTCTGTCGTTCCGTTGATCGGCGTAGTCAGTGCTGCGTCTGCGTAAAGTTCTGCCGTGGTTACTCCTGTAGGCTTAACAAAAACTTGGCGGTCATCGTAATTTGTGTTGTCCGTACCGGTGATAATGTAGCCATCGCCGTTTAGCGGAAACGTCTGTGTCATAGGTACACGCGCCAAAAGGCGACTGCTTACGGTCATTACAGCAGGCGTAGCAGTGTCTATCGAAGTAATCGTGTTTTCGACTGTACCCCCGTCGTCAGGAAAGTTTTTAACTGCGCCGTACTGAAAGTTGTTAAACGTGTCTGTAAGGTTGGCTTCGTACCTTCCAACAAACATATCTTGCAAGATAACTCTGCCTGCTTCAAAGCTAGTGCCGCTTGTGTCTAGGTCGACGTTTGTGTTCGGCACGTTTGAAAAAACCTGCCCGTTTTCGATCGAATTAACTTCCATTTTTATGTCGATAATGGCGTCACTAACTACGCCGGTGTCTTCATTAAACGCATATCCTTTGATTGAAGTCGGGACGTATACCGTGTGGTTTACCTCACCGTTGGAATGTAGCTCAACAGGACTGAGCGCAAACAAGCGCTGCCAGCTTGGCCCGTTCGCAACCGTAACATGGCTAGAAGCGTAAGTAGCTGGGCTCCCATAACTCCTCAAATCAAGGTCCGCTTCTGTCCAAACCGCCCCCGACCAAGACTCTATGTAGAGGTTAGTGCTAGAACTTACCGTAGACTTGTTAGCGTAACAGATAGGCAACGACGCTGATTGGCTCATTGCGTACGCGTAATTATTACCTTGGTAGTAAGAGTGGCAGACTACGCGTTGCCCGTCGATGTACACACCAAAGCGAACTCTACCCGCTCCATGCCACTGAATATCAATCCAAAACAGATTGGCCTGCGCTAAGTCAATAGTTGCTTTGCTGTCTCCGGTGCCGTCTAGCTTATCTCCATTCCACTCTGATCGCGGGATAATGGTGTCTTTCTGTGCCGCTTCCGGCATGTTGTTACGAACGACTACACCAAATCCGGTTGCGTCAGTAGCATCTACACCGCCAGTACCTAAAACAAAGAAAAACCCGTTATTGGCGTCAAACAAGCCCCACCTGCGAGTATTGCCGCTAGTAGCTGGAGAGTTTAGTAGCGCAGTTGCTGCGTATAAGTGACTAGCGCCTGCTATATAATGGTGATACTGGTTAGACGAACAAGAACTAAACCCATTTGTCGGATCGACTGTATGGTCAACGCCTATAGAAACAGAATGCCTAGTGTTGTTGTACGTTACGTACCCGCCGTCCAACTCTACCGGAGAAAAGTTCTCCGTAAGTATCTTCTCTTGACCAAATACGTAGTCGCCTAGCTGCGTAGCCCCTGACGTTCGGAGCTTGCCCCAAGCGTCCAGCTGCGGCAGACCTTCAGCAAATCGAACCTTGGCAGAGCCAGTAATGTCAACGTCCAGTCCGTACTCAGGGTTGTCGTAACCAACAATGTTGTTAGCCGGTATGTACAGGTCGTACACATCCGACGCAACCGTGCCAGCTAAAACATTGTCAGCGTCGCGAATTTCCTGTCCAGCGATAGGAGCTACACCCGGATCGTACCGATCGCTATTGGCGTAATGTACAGATAAGTGCCCTGCCGTATTTGTTCCCTGTATTCCATGTAAATGAACAGTCATGGTGGGGCCCGCCCCACCACTTATGGTGTAAAACTCACCAATCCGCCAGATACCGGAAACGCTAGTAAACTCAATTTCGGCCGTATGGACGTGCTTAATCCGGTCGCCCTGCCCCCTTTGGGGCAGCTGCGTTTGCCGCCTGTCATTGTTCGCCATACTTACCTCCTATTAAGGCGTATATGCTCTGTCTTGTTCCGCTGTTAACGTCACAACGTTAGACTTACTACGCTCTATGACACCCGTGGCTACTACAGGCTTGGCAACGCCTTTGTTACCTGCGATTACCGTAATACCAATGTCAGCTGAGTTTTCATCAGCGTCAACTCGTCCGCCCTGAACGTTGTTGTCAAAGTCAATGGAGAACGTAGCTGACGCTGCGCTGATCGTGCCGGACACATCGGCGGGGCTGTTATCTTGTAGCACGATTGCAGTTGCCGTACCGTAGTCATCTGCACCAGTTGTTGAGTCAGTAATGTAGGCAACGAAGTACCCGGTGCCGCCTGACTGCAAGAAGCTGTTGAAGTTGAGCTGCAGAGTTGCTGCAAAGTCGTAAATACGCTTCGTACCGCCTTGGTCGAAGAAGTCTACGTTGTTTTGGTCCTGTGGTCTCAGATTTTGGATAAACACGCTGTTTGAACAGATCAGCTTATCGCCCTCAAACCTCATAAGCGAGTCTTGGATGTCTCCACGCTTAGTACCGGCGTCGCCAGCAGTGTTGATGTCACTGGTCTGCCGCAGCAAGTACTGGATTTTAGTATAAATTTGTTGGAGCGTTTTGTTGTCGCCATCAACAATAATTCTGAAGTCAAAGTTATCAGCAACGTCATTGATGTCGATGGATTGAGACGCAGTGTAGTAGCTAACATCAATGTTAGCGTACGTAGCTGCTTCCGCCCCGGTGATTTCCGCGTCCGTATTAACAATGTTTGTGTCTGCTGCGTTAGACAGCAGTACGTTTACGGTATAAGCGCCCGTCTCAATCTGACCCGTGTCTGCCAGTACGGAATCGTCAAACGTAAATCCTTGAGAGCGAATGTACGCCCTAAAAAACTCAGACCTATCAAAACCAACGCCGGTTGCGGTTGCAGTTTGCGTCGACGCATCGACCATGGTCTCTTTTGTCGTAATCGTTGTGGTCAGCGGGACTGTGTCAACAACATAAAACTTGTTGTTGTCGGCTTGAGAAGACCCCGTAATTTTAATTACTTCGCCCTCAGCCAAGCCGTGCGCGCTCGCAAAAGTAATAGTTTGCGTAGCCGCTACAAAATCGGTTGCATTTGGAGTGACGGCACCGGAGGCAGTGCCGACAAAATCGTCAGCTGCTATATCCCCACCGGCATCGGCGTCAATGTTACCGTATATCTGAACTGCTTGGTTCGGCTCATCAGCAAAAACAAAGTTAGTAGGGTTAGCGGTGGTGTCTAGCTGATAATAAGCCTGTCCGCTAGCGTTAAACTCACCCAGAGACACGATACCGACGTAGCGCCGCTTTAGCTCACCTGTGGTGCTAGTGCCCGCAATATCAGGTGTGCCTGCTGCTACGTACTCGTTCCAACCGCCGTCTCTTAGTGCTTCTCGGGTAGCGTCGTCTGCTGGTCCCCAGTCGTTAAAACGCGAGCCATCAAATCCAAACTCAAACTGACCGGATTTAGCGTCGATTGCGTACATGGGAAAAGGAAAACTGTTATATGCAGCCGTTTCCCAAAGTTTAATGAACTTTGAGTACAGCGCTTGTAGAGTTACACCGTCTTTGTACACAAGGTTACCGGCTGCGAGCAAAGTAAACGTTCGAGCCGTGGTGTTAATTGTAATTTCTGTGCCGACGTTAAGGTCGTCACCGTCAATAATCTTTGGCATTTAGAGTACCTCCTCGCTATGGCACAAAGTTTCTGTCTAGTTGCTGAGCTACCTGTATTGTACCGCCATTTGCGGGTAGCTCGAAGTTGTTTACAAAATAGGGCACGTAGCCCTCTGAGTAGACGTACACGTCTACAAAAGTTCCGGCTGAGTACGTATAGCTATACGTGCTAGACGTGCCAGCAATATCTTGGTCGTCCTGCAGCTTAGTTGTGGTCCCCGCAGTTTTTATAACTACGTCAGACCCAGCGACGACGTTAGTAACCGTTAACTGCTTTTGTCCAATCTGTAGGCTTACTGAAGCTCCGGCAGTGCGATATGTAAACGAAGCGTCAGCCGTAATTGTAACCGACCCGGAAGGTATATTAACAAAAACAGCTTCGTTCCCTGTGCTCGTACCTTGCCCGCCGCCATAATTGCTAAACGTAAGCCCGTTAAAAGTGTGAGACGTTCCGCCAGTTAGCTCTAGTCCGTGGCCCGTACCGCTACTTGTAAAGTCAATGTTGCTTAGGTTGGTAACGCTAGAACCTGCTAAAAGCGCTGTTGTCGCCGTGCTGTTGGAAACGGCAGTGTCAGAAACAGTAGCTCCAGAAACGGTAATTTGGTTGCAACCCCTAAACGAAGACCCTGATACCGTGGTATTGGCATCAAAAACAAAAGTGTCCATATTAACGAACGAACAAGTAGTTAGGTCCACCTGCGTCGATGACGTACTGACCCACCTACCTCTAGTGTTTGCGCCAGAACTGGCAAGAAAGTTAATGTTTTCAAGAATAACAGTTGACGCCTGAGTAACATCAAATTCTACGAACGTGCCTGCAACAAACTCAAGGTCGTTAATCGTGATGTTTTTGTTGGAGTCACGAAAGTCACACGCCGTTGTGTTTGTAGTATCACCAAACTCTATTCGGCACTGCATTGTAAAGTTACTAGCACTGCCCGGTGTTCGTTGAAACTGGCCCCAACGATTGCCTACTGCGTCATTTTGAGCGGCTAAGTCAGTAAAATTAGCAGGTGCGCCTACACCATCGTTAATTTCTATAGACCTGCCGAATCTAATAATGTCTATACCCAACGGAGACCCTTTTGTCGGCCCGCCAGAAGGTAAGTTGGCTGCGCCCCCGTAAAAATCAATGTTAGCCGTTGTAACTGTGCCTGTTGTCTGCAGTCCTTGGTCTGGGTCAATGACAGCCGCAATCCACGGGGCTCCATAGTCGATCGTATCATTGCCCGCGTAGTAGTACTCGTTATAAGTACTTGCATCGCTGCCTAGAACGATACGGATACCGCCAACAGATTTAGCGCCCAGTGAGCCGGGCGTGTGGTGTGTTATCCACGTATATACGGCATTACCTGCGCCGGTGCTAAGCGTAGACAAGGCTGTGCCTACGCTGATAACTCCTTTCCAAGACCCTGCCCATGCGTTGCGTGAGCAGCACTCAGTGTCCTGAATGTAATAATCTGTCTCAGGGTCGTTAACGCCTGAGCCACCGCCGCTCTGCTGAATACCGGAAAACGAGCTGGTAACGCCAGAGTCAACCAAGAGCGAAAGATCGGTGTTGTAGCTAGCAGCGGCCATGCTTTATACCAGCAGTATTTGCTTTTCAGGGATGTTGACAATGAACGGGCCGTTGGTGCTCGTATAATCAGCCCCCCAACTACCTACAAAAAGCGACGCGTTGTTTTTAGACGTGTCGTACACCATATACCCAGCCGCTGTTATTGACGCTTTCGGCCACTCTGCGTTGTCCCAAGTTATGTAAGCGCTACCGTCCGTATCGGTTTCCACGCAGCAGTTGGACAGCTTTATGCCGCCCGGCGTATATCCTGCACCGGACGCTTCACCTTCGGAGGTATACGCAGCGGTCATAGGCCCAATTTCGGCCTCAGCGGTGTACAAAGCAAGTTTACAGGAGTCGTTAATAACAGACTTCAAAAACAGTACTTTAGCCGCCGTTGTCAGGCCCGACTCGATCATCCATTACGTCCTGACGCGACATTTCGCATTGTGTTACCGTCGCGTCCGCCGACAGGCGAACCGTCGGGTAAAGTCGGAGCAACCTTTCTGCGTGTTGCACCCGTGACGTTGCCTTGAGCATCACGGGAGAACTCGACGTTATCTGGTGCAGCATCCATAGACTCCTGCATCATCTCCAGCTGTTGCTGCAGCTGAGCGATCATTTGTTGTTGCTGTTCCATAACCGAAACCTGCTGTCTGTCCGGTACGATACGGTCAACGTTCATGTTTAAGTTAGTCGCGGCGTCACGCAACAGCTCTGCGGCCCCGCTGGTGCCAACGATCTGACTAGCTATCGGGCTACTAAGTACCAACTGCAAGAACTCGCTGCGGCGTATTGCTTCTGCCTCTTTAACCACAAGAGAGCTAGCCCCCCGTGCAACGACTTGCAAATCGCCAACAATGTCGGGGTCTTTGTTGTACCGCAAGTTGTCGTGGTACAGACGTTCGATCGCAGGGACAATTACGTTCTTGTCGATGTTGTTAATGACCTGCTTTATGCCTTTACCGGCGTTGCTGATCATCATAGAAAGACCAGACGACGTTCGTCCTGCTCCGGCCGTGTGTTCCCCTGTCATGTATTTAGGGATCATCGTGTCTTCGTCGGCGCGGTCTGAAAACTTCTCAAACACCGCCATAAGCTCTTGCGCATTACTACTCGGCTGGAAAAAGTCCAGCGGGCGAGAGCCGTCGTTAAACTCACTGGACTCGAACTGCCATATCTTCCACGGGTGTAAGTCGGTTATGTCTTCGCCCGGCGGCAGTCGGGATACGTTGACGCCTACCTGCGGCCCGGAAGAAATGCCCATGTTGTTTGACAGCGCTCGCGCTGTAGCGTTGACCATAGCCTGAGAGTCGCGACACAGGTCAGCAACGCCGTTACCTGCGACGCTGCCCGGCTTCTGCTCGTACGAAGTTACGTAGTATGGCTTACGGTTGACCGGGTCGTAGTTAAGCACAGCGCGGATAACGGTGCTGCCAATAACCCAGACCTCGCAAGAGTAACTTAGGTCGGGGTCAGGTATTTCATCCTCTGACATACCCCACTCAAGCAACAACCGCCCTTCGATCTCGTCCCACAACTGTATGGCGTCAATCAAGTCGTCAGTGTTTTCAGAGTAGTATTCTGACTTACCTTCTGCTTCGGCCTGCTCTGTGTCTCGCCAAAGCCACTCGTTCAAGAACCCGTGCCGGAAGTGCGTCAGTACGGTTCGTATCGCGTCTTCGTTGTAGCCGGGTACGCCCATCAACGACTGCAAGTCAGTCGCGGTCATTTTGTGGCGCTCAATAACAAAACCGTCATTGATGTTACTCGCCCACGGTGCCCAGTACAGCATGAACGGGTCTACCCGCTCCCACTCGTTACGGACTACGTCAGTCGGGACCAGTTGATCTCCCTGCCACTTCATGACTCTGCGCTTGCGCTTAATCGGCCCTTTAAGGCACGCAAACGGGAACGTCACAATGTCATCAATAAAATCGTTGAACGCCTTCTGCCAGCCGCCTTCTATGAGCTGGTCTTCCATCTTACGTTCCATGCGGTCGACGCGCTCGTCAGCTTCCTCTTTAAACGCCCGAAACGCCTGCTCCCGCATCTGGTCAGCAATATCACGCAGCTCTTGCTCTGAAGGCATCTCGCCTACCTGCTGCATAGCCGCAGTGAGTTGGGTGGCTAGTTCTGCCTGCAGCGCTGCCATTAAACCTTGAGGTAGCTCTGGCTCGGGCGTCGATCCGATCGACCACGGCTTGTCGCTCCCGCTCCCTAGCAGCGTATCCCGCAGCCAGCTAGTTGCCGCCCGGCACTTTACGGATGTAAGCCGGACAAAAATATCCGACCCACCTTGTTGCCTAATTTGTGACTGAACGTTAGGATCATACTCACCGTTGCGCTGCCGAAGGCACTGCAACATACGGTCTTCAAGGTCAACGCGGCTGTCTTTTGCAAGCGTCCAGCGTTTGCGAACGTGCGCGGCGAGCCCCTGCATAGTGGGGGAGGCTTGGAGCTTGTCATTTCTCGCTGCAGCTTCTTGCTCTAATTTAGACGCGCTGGCGACAGGTATGAGGGATGCGGCAACGTCTGCCATAAGTGTAGCTCACTGTGGTAGTCCTGCGATTGTAACAACGCGTCGGTTCGCGTCAAGCATACATGTAGTTTGACTTTACGACTTCACGGCGCTGCGACCGGCGGCTAACCCCCCTAACCGACATATCTATAACCGAGTCCGCGTACTGATTCGCGTCATGAACGTGGGACCATTCGTTCTTTTCTGGCGACTTCTCAAGCTGCCCGTCCCGCTTTTTCTTGTACCGATACCCATGAATGAACCCACGGACCAACATTGGGCACTTTTTGGGGTCAATCAAGTACAGCGCTTCCCCGTCAATCTGCTGGGATAGCAGCCTTTCTACCGCCTGTATGCGATATTCCGGCTTGTTGCTGGGTGGTTTAACACACCTATACCCCGCATTTTCCAAGGCGTTGACCAATGTGACCTCGTTCAGCTGCTGTTTCATGAACCCTGCCGGGTCAGGCGCACAGACTAGATCATAACCGGGGTAATGCTGCGCCACGAACGGGTTCAATTTTAGCCTGATGAACGTCTCGATGCCCATATTTTCACTGGTAATCTCGGCAAGCGTCACTACCCGCCCGCGTGGATCACGCTGTTTAAACACTGCTGCAGGCGTCCGCCCAAAATCGATCCCGATAATGATGGGATAGTCGTAATTCTCGATCGGCATGATGGATTCTTTCGCAACATGAAAATCCTGCCTGAATGACCGCTCATATACCGGCGTACCCGCCAATGATCGCCCAAACTTGTTGTGGATGTAGACATCGATCCAGTCCTCAGTCTTCCCTTCGGCAAGGTTGACGTAGTAGTCCTGCACCAGATACTGAAGCCAATCGGCCTCGTCTGACAGCGCGCTGGGCTGCTGGAAGACACTCACGTTTTTAGGCGGCTCTGTCATCAGCTCCTCCCAGAACGTATCCGCGTCCGGCGCGTTGGTCGCCCCCCAGATGTGATGGTTGGGACTGCCGTCATCCTTAACGCACCCTCCATTGGCAACGGACGGATACCGCCCTACCCGTCCTTGCAGGGCGTTATAGATATCAGGGTGAATTTCCCGGTACTCGTCTAGGACACCAAACGATGCTTCCAGCGACAGCAGCCGCCGCACGTCATTCGCGTCGTCGAGCCCCCGAAACAGGACTTCACACTCCACATCATCGAACCGAAGGTAGAACCGCTTGTCTGTTCTGGCGAAGGAACCTGCTGGCCCTTCTGGAAACCACGTAAAAAACGTCGGCAGGGTCGCGTCCGTCAACATCTGGTTAGTGTTCCTGACCACCACAGCCCGTGACCGCCGTACCCCATCAGCCCCGGCTCTCATCATCTTGGCGTGATACGCGATTTTCAACATCGCAGCACTCGACTTGCCTGACCCAACCGGCCCTGATATCAGCGTCACAAAGTTTTCGTCAGTCAGAAACGGCACCAATGACGGAGGTGGCACGTATTTTGTTATGTTGCTCATTATTCCTCGGGATATTCGAGCGGGTCTTCGCTGTCCATGAACTCGTCTACCCAGTTCTGCAGCTCTGCCATCTTCTCTGCCGGGGTATCGAGTGTCACTTCTTCTCCCGATGTGTCGAGCAACACGACCGAATTGTGCTCAATAAGCTCTGTAGTAGTTTCAGGATTGTTTAGTTCCAAGACAGGAGAAAAATTTTCTGAGCTCTGGGACTCCGACACGGGGTCCGGTGTAACGTCGACCGTCACAGTTTGAGGAGTTTGGTCACTTTGCGCCTGTTCAGGCAGTACGATCTGAATGCTGAACCCTGCTCCTGCCATAGCCGGGGAGTCCTTCTTTGGCTTAAGGTTCGCCCACTCCACTAGATTCTCCATGACCTTGGCGCGCACCGGGGCTGGTGTGTCCATGTCACGCCCTAAATGGTAGAAATTTGCCAGCATGTCTTCTGCCAGCACTCGGCACTTGGCTTCAAAACTAAATCCAGACTCGATAAGTTCGTTGGTGTAGTTTTGTAGGTACTTGACGTAGGTGGGGTTGGCGGCGATCGCTGTGTACTCGCGCTCGGTCACGCCTTCTGATTTCAGTATGTCTCCTAATGGTAGATTTGCGCCGACGGTGTTACGTGCGACGGATAGCGCTAACGACTGAAGAAACACATCTGCTTTAACGGCGCTGTGCATAAAGCTGCGACTCGTATGTAGAGAATTAGGCGGTAGCTTATCCGAACTCGTTGGATACTGAAAGTACTGTATAAATATACAGGTAGTTGAAAAAATAGCAAATTTTATGCGGGGAACGGATATTGGGTGCATGTGGGGGTGGGGCTGGGGGTCCATACCCCCCTCCACTACTATCATACCTCGTCGCCCCTTAGCTGGCCCGGTAGCCTAGCCGTGGTGGGGTTGACTACTATCACGCGGAGCGCGGCCGCAAAGCGGCGCTTAACCCCATGGGGTTAAACAGAAAACTAGTTTTCTGGTTATTTGCTATAGGCTTTCAGACTGGTATAATTCTTTTGTGTCTGGGGAGATGACCCCTACACTGTACAGATATACAGCTGTACATACATACAGTAATGATCGGAGGATCAACCATGAGCAATAAGCTTTTTGAAAAATCGGACATCGTCGCGGGCATGCTGAAAGAGGCAGACGCCGGACATACCAGTTTGCTTAACCAGTACCATGCGGCCGCGTTGCAGTTCTGCAAAACGTTAACCGTTCCGGCCGGATCACTGACCGGTGAACAGGTTAAAGCAATCACCAGCGATGCGCGTGCCATGTATAAAGATGATTTCGGCGGCGGGTTCGGCAGTTATGCGTCGTATTTCTGCGACGTTGTCGTCTTGAAACTGGCAGGCGATGCGCCGGTCACGTTCAAGGGCCAAGTTGTGAACGAAGCCGGAAAGAAAGAAACCGGTGACGTCGACAGCACTTGCGCGGAAGTTGCCGACGATGCGGCACGGTCAAAGCACGACATGTCACGCGCAGCGAAAGAAAGACGCGAGGAACTAGGCATAGGTCGCAAGACGTCGCCACGCGTGCCGCGTCCAGCTGGCGCCAGCAAAGCGGCATCCCCGGATCGCACGCAACGCCCTACCAACGTGCAGACCGCTAGCAGTAATGATATTGCCGGACAAGTTCGCGCATTGTTCGAAGTCAGCGACGAAGCGGCCGTGAACACGTTGAACCGGATTCTGTCAGAGCACGGTTACAGCGTGCGCAAGTTGCCTAAGAAAAAGGCAGCGTAAACGCGGACCAGTTCGGGCCCGGTGCAATGCCGGGCCCAATTTTTTCCAAAATTACAAAACTACTATCACACTTCTCTGCTGCTTACTTCACCATGCG